AAATACGAGTTTGTACAACCGCTTCCAGGTTTCGCAATAGACATAAAACAATTCATTGATGGATCATAATATATATCAAAGTTTCCGCTTCCATCTGCAAATTTCCGAAGTTTACCGAAACATGCCGGATTGTGAATTGCATTGATATGCATCTGTTTGAAATTGCTTTCCCGAAAAATCGCATTTATTTCTTTCGTTGTCATGGTATTAATTCCCCTTTTCTAATTTTTGCATTTTTACAGCTGCCGCTGTGGAAATGGGCTTTTTAAAGAAACCCATTAGAAACTTTTTGATCGTCAAATTTCGATCAATTGAAGATGCTTCCCAACAAGACCAAACTGCTGTCGATATCGCCGGATCGCTTCCCGTTTAGAATAATCATAATATTTCATGCTGTGGTAGTGATTTGGGTTTATTTCCATTTCGGCCCGGATTTTATAGCCGCCTGGAATACGCCAAATTGTAAGATAATTGTTGTTCATGTCTTTGTTCCCCTTAATAGAATATTTTATACATTGCAACAAAATAACCAGCTACAAGCGCAGACATTCCCAAATAGGCATACATAAACATTTCTTCATTCCCCTTTTCTTGTTTTCGGTCTGGTAACCGTGAAAGCACACCAGCATTTTTTCTGCTGGTATGCTTTGGCTGTTATCAAACTTCAGCATTTTCAAGCTGTTCGATCATTGCCGAAATGGTTTCGTCTTCTTCCAGTTCGTCAAGGGCTTCTGCAATCGCACCGGGCAGCAGATAGCATCTAATCGAAACATCCCACCACTCTGCACCATGTTCATAACCGTCTTCGATTGTTGGCTCGATTCCAAACTCTTGAGCGCATTCAACAATCAAATCCCAATTATGTGCAAGGGCTTCTTCTGCTTTCCATGTGTTGAACCAGTAAGAACCGGATGCGTTCCCCGTGACATTATCGTCAATCCAAAATTCTTCATTCAGAGTTTCGGCAAAATCGTCACGGTCTTCACACAGCTTTTCGGCAATCTCTTCGTTGCTGTAGTTCTCTCTGATTGCTTCCAGGACATTGGCCTTTACTTCTTCATGGTAGTTATACATTTTTGTTTTCCCCTTTTCTAAAATTATTGTTCTCTCTGTGTTTACGGGCTTGAGACCGTCTAAGGCCACATTAAACAGGGGACAGGAATCAAATCACTTACTATTAAATCGTTTCGGATGCATTTAAAGCTGCTGCTTTCGCTCGTCACAGCTACCGTTTCCGGCTGCGTCTTCTTCTGTCCCCATGTTTGAAAAGGGAAAAGGGAAATTTTTCGATATTCTGCAAATAACACCATGTCGTGTTGTTGCGGCTGCGTGTTAGATGCTTGTCAAGGTTCATTGCTTAGGTTGGCCTAAGAATAACACCGTGCAAAGTATATGTCAATATATATTTAGCAAGATATATCATGTTTGTTGATCATGTACAATTTTGGGCTGTTCTGATTGTGCATAATATATATAAACTGATATATTGCAATATCTGTGTATTCTTTGGCGTGATCAGCACTTGAATATTTGACCGCATCATGCCGTCACAGTGCATTACAAGCCCGCCACAGCGTTTTTGCGTGATGGTAATACAATTTCACATCTGAACACTAAAACGCAATACAGCGCAATTGTGGCGATATTCTGCAATCTGTTCGCCTGGTTCGTGTGGTTACCAGCTACCAGCACACCAGACCGCAGCAATCCACACTTTAACGATTTAGCGATTTAACGCTTTAGCGAACTAAAGTAACAGGGACGAGCATCCTCCGTCACGAAATAATTAACGCTGTTAATCAATTATTGATTCAAATTTTTGATGTTTTTGGGGCTTTCCTGGCAAAATTTGGGAAAAAATTGCGCGTTTTGTATGAAACACGCAACGAAAAGCCCGCTTTTTGCGCTGTTTTGGCGTGAATCGGACTATTTCAGACAGCTATGCCATACCCAGCGGGGGATAGTTAGAGGCGTTTAACTCGGGGGTTACCCTCACGGCGATTCGAAGTAACAAAAAAGTCACTTACTGATTGTTCAGAAAAGCTGAAAAATCTCCGAAAAACAAAAAAAGCCCGACCTGAGTCGGGTGTGGTGGGGGAGGGTTCCCCTCTGGGGGAAGGTTGGTCGGATGGGGTATACCCATCGGATCTGACCGACCGAAACCGGGTGGGTTGCAACGGTACTGTAGCAGACCTGGAACCTCGAAAGAGGGCGAGAGAGGCTGAGAGAAGTCGGGAAAACTGTAACCGAATTGACACAAACTGCAACGGTAGGGGCAAAAAACGATGTACTGTAGCTATACTGTAGCAGATACTGTAGCAGCCCTAAACCCCTTATTTTACTTACTATTTTTAATATCTGCTACAGTAGCTACAGTAAAAATAGTATATCTTTTAAATAAAGAAAAAAATAAAAAATATTTTTTTGAAAAAATCAAATTTAAAACTAATGCAAAGGTACTGTAGCTGTAGCACTGTGTCGTAGCGCACGGGAAAATTTGTGTCTTGTTTTGGGACAAGGCTCGGTGATAAGATGGATAATGCAAGGGTGGAGAACTTGCGAATGGAATTGATGTAAAGTCGGATGGCTAATAAAATTTTGTTTTATAGCGCAGTCGCAGATACGCCGTTACAATCGTGTTTGCTACCATTACAACATCCGACATACATAATGCGTCCAGAGGATGTCTCCACCATCTTCTGGGCGTATTTACATTTGGAGGTGGAATCATGAACAGAGAAGACGAACTGGATATGATAATCAACGGACTGTGCGATAATTACACGGCGGTCGAATTGTATTCGTCCGTTTCCAGATGCACAGGAACACAGTTGTCTGCGAAGCAGATTGATTACGCTGCGAGGCGTGATTATGACAAGAAAGAAAAAGAACGGGCTTGGAAGCACTTCCATTCGAAAGCGGGAAAGGTTTACTCAGCCGAGGACTTCCCCGACTACGTTGTCGAGTCGATGCTCCGCACTGGGTTCGATTCTCCGAATGATGCACTTTTGGCGGCGATCAAGCACGATCTGAAGCGTAGGCCGGAGGTTGCGGTACATTTCTTTGACAATGATGGGACGGTCTACTTTGATGATAACGGTTACCGCTGGATCATCTCTGTCGCATTGGTTAAGGACTGGGTGTTGCCGGAGGACAGACACAGATGGATGGAACACACTGGCCTTTACAGTTCCGTCCCGGAATATGTATGGTAAGGTGCTGAACGATGGAAGAGTTAGAGAAGGTCGCACGGAAACTGATAGCGATGGACAACCCGGTTGCGTACAAAGACGCATTCGATGTCTGCCGGGAGTTGGAGGTTCTGGATTCGGTGAAGGTCGAGGGGACGGGCCGGAGGGATCACGGGACTATCGTCTATGACGAGGACAACTTCCGACTTGCCCACGAACTGAACCGAAAGATTCGAGCCGGGGCGAACGGTCTGCTTCGGATCGGGGTCGATGCTGATGAGATGCAAGATTTGTATTACAAGACGCACTTGTTTGATGCACCGCACTTCTTTGACAGCTTTTGCATCTACATTGAGAAAGATCGGGCAATTGAGAAGCAGTTTTATCTCCCACGCCGGAAACAGCTAAAGCGGTGTGCTGACGGGATCCAACTGCTGGAAGAGGGGAAACTGCACACGCTTGCAATCAGCCTGGCCCCTGGTGTTGGAAAGACAACGCTGGCTGAGTTTGGGCTGGCATGGACTTGCGGACGGAATCCTTTCCTTGGCAACCTCATTGGTTCGCACAATAACTCGTTCCTGACGGGCGTATACGGGGAGATGCTGCGGATATTCGATCCTGTCGGTGAATATCGGTGGTCAGATGTCTTTCCTGGCCTTTCGGTCATCAATACGAATGCAAAGGATCTGATGATCGGCATTGGATATGACCGCAGTGATGACATGCGGTTTAAAACGCTTCAGTGCGGCGGCTCTCTCGGTTCACAACTTGCTGGTCGAGTCAGGGCGTCCAACTGGCTCTATCTCGATGACCCGGTAGATGGGATTGAAACCGCAATGAGCAAGGAACGGCTCGACAAGCTGTGGCAGACGGTCTACACGGACTTCTTCCAGAGGGCAATCGGTGATCGGGTGAAGCGGCTGGTAATCGGAACACGCTGGTCACTGAATGATCCGATTGGTCGGCTCGAACAGTATTATGACGGGGATCCCGGTGCTATGTTCATCCGAGAGCCTGTTCTGGATGAGAATGAGGAAAGCAGATTTTGCTACCCTTATGGCCTTGGTTATACGACAGAGGTTCTGCTGAAGCAGAGAGATATGATGGACGAGCCGTCATGGCTTGCAATCTATCAACAGGAACCGATTGAGAGGGAAGGGCAGCTTTATGCACCGGAAGAACTCCGGCGGTACTTTGACCTTCCCGATCAGGAACCGGATTCTGTTCTCGCAATCTGTGATACAAAAGAACAAGGAGCAGACTACTGCGTCTGCCCCGTCTTCTATCAGTATGGGAATGATTTCTATCTGGAAGCAATCATCTGCGATAATGGCAAGGTTGAGGTTGTCCAGGAGCGCATTGCCAAGATGCTGGTCGACCGGAAGGTAAAGCAATGCCGGATTGAGTCGAACCGAGGCGGCACGATCTTCGCGCAGAATGTTGAGAAGCGTGTTAAGGAACTCGGCGGTATGACATCTATCACTACCAGATGGACGCAGACGAACAAGGAGACCAGGATTCAGACAAACAGCGCATTGGTTAAGGAACACATTCTGTTCAAGGACGAGAGTTATTACCAGAAGAACAGGGAATACAGAGAGGCGATGACACAATTGACCACCTACTCGATGATGGGCAAGAACAAGCATGATGATGTCCCGGACTGCCTCGCAATGTTTGTGGATTGGCAGATGTCTGACCGCTCTAACATCGCAGTAATTGTAAAAAGGCCGTTTTGATATCTATTCAGTTGCAAAATTAAATTGTGTTTGGCACTTATCACTTGATACAAGATGTAGTATTTGTTATAATCTGTACTGGAAAAAAGGCTTTTTCAGACGGCTTTTTTCATACGTTGTCCTCCTTTCTATATCATTCCGCACGGTTGCTGATACCATGAATGGTTTTGGGTTTTTCCTGCAATGGTATTGTCGGATGGGACAAGCAGCGGCGTGAAAATCGCCTAATAAATGAAGATAGGGGTACGGTTATGCCTCAGGGAGTGATTGAGGCCATCAATGCCATCGTTGCGACTGGCAAAGAGGCTATTGTTAAGCGTGAGCATGATAAATGGCTGGTTCTGGAAAACGGACGGCGAATCATTTACCGAGAGAAGTAAAGACTGTACCTGACAGTAATTAGGCTGTCGGAAGAGCTAATTAGGGCTGACTGTTCGGAATATCCGAATAGTTGGCCTTTTTGTTTTATGTGGGGTGGAATTGTGGACGAATTTGAAAATAAATCTCCTGTGATTCGTAACGACCTTTTTGGTCGATTGGACATCTATGCGTCCTTTGACGATATCACGGCAGACAATGTCAAAGAGGAACTGAACTCTGCCCTCGTTTTTCATGTCAAGAATATGCTCCAGGAGGAGTTCCTTTACTGGTATCGGCGTAATGTAATGCCGATTCTGCACCGCACGAAAGAGGTTCGAGAGGACATTCTGAATAGAGTGCCTGTGAATATTGCGGCTTCTGTTGTCGAATTTAAGAACGGGTATTTCCTGACGCAGCCAGCGTTCTATGTGGGACGGCGTAAAGGCGTTCAGAAGAAAGTAAAGGACATGAACGAGTACCTTTACCGCTCCGGCAAGAACGATGCCGATAATAAGGCAGCAGACTGGTTCCACACGGTCGGCAAGGGCGTAATCTTTGTCGAACCGTCCGATGAGGCCGGGGTTCCGTACCACGCCTACGCACTCGACCCACGTTCCGCATTCGTTGTGTATTCCCTCAAACCGGGTCATAAGCCTGTTATGGGCGTAAACTTTGTCGTTAACGATGGCAAAGCCCGCTTCGATGTGGTTACAGAAAAGTATGTCTTCCGTCTGTCCGGCGTGACAACAGGGAAGATGATCACTTATGAGAACAACTGTAACTTCCTTGCGACTGCGGTTAATCTGGATAGCGTTGAGACGAATCCTATCGGTAAAATTCCAATCATTGAATATCGGTACAACAATGTAAATATGTCTTCCTTTGAGAGCGCAATCCCTCTCATTGACGAGATTTCAAATATTTACTCGAATTGCTGTGACGGCGTGGAACAGTTCATCCAGTCTCTGGCAATTGCGGTAAACTGCGAGTTTCCGGAGAACACTACGATTACCGACATCCGCAAGGCCGGAATGATCGCACTTCGGTCTATTGGGGAGAACAAAGCCGATTTCAAGGTTTTGTCCGAGCAGCTTGACCAGAGTCAGACGAAGACGCTAATTGACAGTCTCTATGATGAGATTCTTCGAATCTGCGCTATGCCGAGCCGAAGCAATGGCGGTTCTACCTACGATACAACTGGTGCGGCTGTGCTTGCAAACTTTGGCTGGTATCAGGCTGATGCTGCCGCAAGGAACACTGAGGATCTGTTTAAGGAATCCAACAGGCAGTTTGATGCCATTGTGGTTGAGATCTTGAGACGCAAGGGGTTGCTCGATATCGACCTTTCCGATTTCGAACTGTCCTTTGTCCGAAACGAAACTGCGAATGTTCAGAGCAAGGCACAGGCGTTCCAGACGCTCATGTCTGCTGGTCTGCATCCTGAGTTGGCAGCTGCAAAGTCCGGTATCTCCAGTGATCCTGTTAAGGATATGAAGATGAGTGAGAAGTGGCTTGAGATGATTTGGGGCAACCCGGAGAAGGTTGTCGAGGCCGAGCAGACTGACGGCGGTCAAGGCGAGGCCAAGATTGTAGAAAGCGATAATGACAATGGGGAAAACGATACTGGTGGTGCTGTGTGAGGACTCTTCGGCTTAAGAACGTAATCTACTTTCCAAGTTTTAACTGTGTTGGTGGTGTGGAAACATACTGCTATGAGATGGGGCTGAAGTTTGGAAAAGACTACGACATCACTGTTCTGTATCAAAATGGCGATGCAGACATGATGAAACATATAGCCGAAGTTGCAAGGGTTATCCGATACAATCCTGGAGATAAGATCATTTGCGATGTGTTCATCTTCGGGTGGGGACATGACATTCTGGATAATGTTGAGGCTAAAGAGTATATCCAGACATTTCACGCAGACTATATAAACAGGCATCTCAATCCATGCCCAAGCCCTAAAATCACCAAGCGGTTTGGCGTAGCTGATAACACAACGAACGGGATCCGTGAGCATTACGAATGGGCGAAAGATATCGTTACGATGTATAACCCGTACACGGTTAAGAAGCCCAAGAAGGTTCTGAACCTCATCTCAGCTACCAGACTGACCCCTGAGAAGGGCTTTAACCGCATGGTGAAACTGGCAGATGCCCTGGACGAAGCTGGTATTCCGTTTCATTGGACAGTGTACACGGACATACCGAGAGAGTTCCCAAACAAGAGCGTATCAATTATGAAGCACCGTTTGGACATTCTCGATTTTATAGCTGATGCTGATTATCTGGTTCAGCTTTCTGATACTGAGGGCTATTCGTATAGCATCGTAGAAGCGTTGTCTGTTGGAACTCCGGTTATCTGCACAGAGATTCCGGTAGCCGCAGAGCAAGGGATAGTGGACGGCGTTACGGGATTTATTCTCCCGTTTGATATGAGCCGAATACCAGTAAAGGAGATTTATAAGGGTATGAGAAGGAAAAAAGTTGAACCGAAGGAGAGCAATTACGATGAGGTTCTTGCTCCCGGAAAAGCCGAGATCGAAAAGGATCTGAAGAAGAAAACCACTGTCCTTGTCAAAAAGGTTTATTTTGACATTCAGTTTGACAAGCAGATGAACCCAGGCGAGAAGTTTGATGTTGACCGCAAACGTGCCGAGCATCTGGAGGGCCTTGGCCTGGTAGAAATTCTGGAGTGATATCATGAACAGCATTCTGCCGTTCGACGAATTGAACCGACTGACGGTGGATGTACAGGAGCGGTTTTCGGAAGGACGGGTAACTGCCGAGGATGAGGACGATATCATTGATATGCTCTTCGACTTCTTCTTGCTTGCCTATGCAATGGGCAACAGCGTGACGAGCGAAAACCTGGCTTTTGATTATGCACCTCCTGTTGGTGAAGTCATGAATGTTGTAGACGCAAAGGTGGCTGGCAAGACATGGAGAGACCGAGTCAAGGACTACTTCGCCAAGGCAAGAAACGGGGAGATTCGGATCTCCGGCCCGGAGACTGCAATTCCACAGCGAGAGGGAATAAGCGGTTCTTCCGAGCAGAGCGGTCAAACAGAGACCGTGGAGAGCGGCGGCGTGAGTTTGGAAGAGGCTATTATTCGGATTGCCGAAACCGAAATGCACCGGGATGCGAACACGGCGGCACTGGATACTGCGAAGAAAGCCGGAGCTACCAGCAAGACTTGGATAACGATGTTGGATGACCGTGTAAGAGATACGCATGATTATCTTGAGGGCGTTACAGTCGGCATCGATGAAGAGTTCTATACCTACAGCGGAGACCATGCTCCTGCACCGGGAATGTTCGGTGTGCCGGAAGAGGATATTAATTGCCGTTGTGAATTGTTGTTTAGCTGACAAACAGCTTTACATATAAACAGAGTGAACTGTAAACGCAACATGGTCATGGCAAGACCTTAAAACGGAAAACATAGTGCGGTGATGCACTCTAAAAAGCGCAAGGAGAAAGACATGAAGATCAATACCGCAAACATCGAAAACTACGAAGCGATGTCCGTAGAGGAAAAACTGGAAGCGCTTGAAGCGTATGAGTTTGAAATTCCAAAGACGGATGAGTCAGAGGAAGTGAAGAAGCTCAAAGTGGCACTGTCGAACGCAAACTCCCAGGCTGCTGAGTATAAAAGGCAGTGGAGGGAAAAGCAGACTGAGGCTGAGAGAGCCGAAACTGAACGCAAAGAGCGTGAAGAAGCAGTCGAAAACGAACTACGGACGCTCCGCAGAGACAAGACCGTGAGCGGCTATCAGGCTCAGTGTCTCGCTCTTGGTTACACACAAGAACTCGCACTCCGGGCGGCAGAGGCTATGGCTGACAACGATGCCGCCGCAATCATGGCGTGTCAGCAAGAATTTCTGGATGCGAAACAGAAGGAACTTGAGGCGGCTGCGCTCAACAAACAGCCTACTCTGACTACTGGTTCGCCTCCGACCGCACAGGGAGCCGATCTGGAAGCACTGAACAAACAGCGCAGATACTT